TGTCATCCATATCGGTCTTGGTTAGAGTTACTGCCTTTCTAAGGATTACGAGGCAAAGCTCTACCAACTTTTCGCCAAGTTCCTCGTTATCAGGAATATTGGCAACAGCGTCTTTTACAATCTTGGATGCGAGGGGAAGTAGAAATCCTAACATGATCTTACAGCATAGTGCAAGAACTATTTATTTCTCCCACTCGTCCAAGATATCTGTCAACTTTGCAAGAAACTGTTTGAAGGTTAGTAACGTGCCAGATCTATGATCACGACGTGCTTTTGCTACACCACCTTCAAATGATTCTTTCTTGTTCTTATGTTTCCAAGCGGTAGCATAAGCGATGGACTTTTCATCATCGGACAGTTTGCCATCTTTAGCATATCCTTTCTTGATATGCTTGACCATCCTCTCATACTTTTTTCCAGGAGGTGCTACCTCCTTTACTAGATCAGGGTGTGGTGCATATAGAGGACCCTGGTAATTACCAGCGAATACAGATTCGTTGGTGGTCTTAGTTACCATACCTTTCTGTCCATCATTGACAGTAGGCATGACTTCTACATTACCAGTTTTCTTTTTGGACTTAGACTTTTTCTCCTTATCCTTACATCCACACTCCTCTTGGAATTCTTTGAATGTTTTCATTTCTTTTTCTTCATTGCAATGATCTTGCCAACCTTCTTGCGACGTGCAAGGAGATACTTGTCAGACTTATCGTGGTCACCGTCGTTGTCGATGTCCTTATCTTCTCCACCAACGGGGTCGAGTTTCTTTTCTGCTAGTGCTTCACCCTCATGGGTTACTTCATCACCTGCCTTGACACAGTTGTCAACAGTCTTACCACCCTTCTTTTTAGTACCAGCAAGTTTGTATCCTTTCCAGCAAGCCTTACCGTCTAGACCTTTTGCTTTCTCGATGACATAGGTCTCACCATCAATCTCATACTCTTCACGCTCAAGAACTTCAGTCTCCTCTTTAGTGGCAAGTTGTGCCTTGGGACCTTCTTTCTTAGCGCCTTTCTTACGCTTAGTAGTGTCTTCGATTTCAGCACCATTAGACTGTGGCATCATGCCATCAAAAGGTGCTTCGGAAAGATTGAGTTCCACAGGTTCAGAATTCTGGAAGGTATCTCCTCCCATCCATCTACCATAAGCTTCCATCAATCCTGACGAAAAATCGTCATTGCTATTGACTGTATTAACTGGCTTCTGATATTTCATCGTTTAGTAAGGAGGTTCTTCTCGTATTATTTATAGATCTAATGTTCTTGATCCACTCGCGAAACATCTGACCTTCCTCAGAAATAACGATGGCATAGTTACCACCGACTCTGTGGATGTGTCCCTTTTCACCTGTACGTGAGGACATAACTGCATCACCTTCACGAAAGACCAGTTGCTGTCTTTGTTGTTGGCGTAGTGCTTCTTCTCTAAGTTTCTTGAAATCTTTCATTTGAAATTTTTAGGCAAGGCAGCCGCGATCTCCATCATAAGGTCACGACAATCATTATCATTCAATGCTCTAGGGATACCAGAACGAAAAGTTTTGAAATCGTTAGCATGTGCTGCACGTCTCATCTTTGTTCCAGATATAGCAAAGGTGTCTCCGTCAGCATCTCTACTTCCAGAAGACTTGATCTCGATTTTTCTGAACGAAAAATCTTTTCCGTTGTATTTATGGAGGAACTGCATGGCAGAAACCCTGTCAGATCCTACTAAAAAAACAACCTCATCGTATCCTGCCATCATAAGATCTTGCAGAATAGCAACAGGTTGTTTAGGTCCTGAAAATATTTTACCACGATGTTCAGGAAACATCTTATTCATATAGAATAACTTTCTATCAGGGGGGAGAGGATTGCTACCTTTCGTATCTACTGTCTGAGAAATGTAGATACGATAGTCATGTTTACCCGCAGCACGTTTTACGCCATCAAAGTTATCTTTGTGACCCGTGGTTGGTGGTTGGAATCTACCAAATGTAAAATAGCAAACCTTTCCGTCTAGCGCCATTGCTTCTGCAGAGTAAAGTTATTGTATGCAAACTCCAGGCGATTGACAAACTTGATCATGCTGCCATCTTTATGAAGAACATATCCTTCTGGAGTTGTGACCTTATATCCTTTCTCCGTCTGGACAAAAGTCCTGAACTCTTCCAGGTGGTCTAGTTTATCTATAACCATTTGCTTGACAATCTGAAGCTCTTTATACAGAGCAATCATTGCCTTGAACTTGTATACATTATCGACAAGATAATTTTCACTAGCATATACAAGATTACGTTTCTTAGTTAGGTTTGCTGCTGTCTTGATCTTAGCAAGTTCCTTACTAGTCTTGGCATGATAGAAGTTTGCTAGGTCATACAATGTTTCGTCAATATTACCTACGCTACGAGCATTTTTGATTTGATCGTTGAAGAATGGTTTCAAGAAACTAGAGATGTGAAACTTTGCATCGCCAGTCTTTCCTTGAGCATCAACCAGTTCATCTAAGAAGTCACCACAGACTTGACACATACGTTCAATCTTACGAATCGATGCATCAAACTTACTCATCTCTGCTCCAGAAAATCCAACACGTTCCATGGGAGTGTCGTTCTGTACTACTAAGGCATCAACAGATCCTTTTACCCTAGCACCAGCACGAGCTTGCATTTCTGCCAAGACATCACCAGTGTAATGCGTATGGAAAACTACTCCGATCTTTGCTCTGATAGCTTTTTTACCAATATCGTGGTCAACAGGGATGCCATAAGTAATAGTGTTTGGTCGAAATGTGAGGAGTTGTTCTCCATTGATAGTCTCCCGTTTTAGATCAGATGTAAAAAGAAGATCGCCTTGGATAACTCCATCAATATTCAATTGACTAAAGTAGCGATAAGAAAATTTTAGTTTTTCTGCCAGATCACCGCTGTAGTATTCGTCAACATCCTCTTCAGAATAACAAATCTTTGGTTCAGTTTTATTGAAGACAGACTTAGTTCCAACAAAGAAGAAACCTAGTTCGGGATCTGTACCACAGATTACGGAAGGAGCACCATCCCACTTTGTTTGCATGAATCCACTGCTCTCTTGGTGTCCAAGCATTTTCTTCAGTTCTTCCAAGAAAGAAACTGCTGCCATACACCCAGCAATGCCGTAGTTCAGCATCTCATCTTCCAGGTGTTCTAGGTGTTTGAGTTGTTTGATATTTGACATCAGATCCACTCCGCAGTATTGACGAGAACCTCAGGGGCAATCATGCCACGGATCCTTGGATACTTCTGACCCTCCACAGTGACACTCTTGTCGCTTCTGTAGGTCACAGCAATGACTGGTTTGTAGTCCTTCATGTTGAAGTGAGTCAAGTCACCATTCAAACTCACGTCATCAGAGAATGTCAACTCATACACTATGCCACAATGACGAAGCACAGGAATAGAATTTTTTTCTTTATCACTGAGTTCAATAAGACTAGGATCTCCCTGTGCCATGACGTGACAGTTGTTTACGCCAAATTGCTTACCAAAATGAGGACCGTAGATAGCATACTTCTTTAGTTCTTCACTTTGAATTTCTCTACGATATCTAACACGATCATTCTGAATTACATTGTAGCGTGTCATCATATCTTTCAGAGCTGCCACAACTTCTGGATGGTTACTAATCACACCAGTGTTTCCGAAGTCTGCTTCTTTACTAACACCAGCATACTGTTGGTATGCTTTAGCACCACCTGCTGCTTTGTGTGAAAAGAAAGCAACTCTTTTCTTTGCTTTGTTTGTCAGAAAGAAATCTCCTTTAGGATCATATCTGACACCAAAGTCTTTTCTAGTTACAGTCTCTGCTCCAGTAATACCTTTGAAAATCTGCTGAATCTTTCCCTGTCTGTTTCTAATAACAACACAAATACCTTCTCCACCAATCATTCTTTCTTTGATGGCATTATTCATATCTCTCAATGCTACATCTTCATCCAGTGTGACACCTTTACTGGCATACTCAATCCACCCAATAGGAACCCATGCTGTTGTATTCTTTTGTTTTACATGGCAGCAAAGTTGATCCTTGCCACGTAATTTAAAAGTTCTTGATGTGTTATCTACTAAAACACAACTGGCACCAGTCTCAAACGACTTTGATGGTGTACCATTCTGTTTGAATCCAGGTGCATCTCTACCAGATCCTGGTCCAGAAAATGTCAGGATACTGTTGAATCTTTCGTAGTCTTCCTTACCTTCAATATAAGATCCAAAGACAGTGTTAGTTTTATCAGATCTAAGTCTGTTTAGCTTTGCCATGAAAAAACCTCCCGTCTAACTATTTAGAGGGAGGTCATATTTATACTTCGTATTTTGCCCAGAGTTTACGGATGTTTTGAGTGATTGGCATACCGCTTGAGTAAGTTTCAAGTAGTTCTCCTTCTTCATCAACAATAATCAGAACAGGCGTAGCAGTAACACCATACTTTTTAGCGATAGCAATGTTCTCTTCTGGAATTGGTTGATCACTAAAATCTTCTAGTTCAACTTCTTCAATGAGTTTAGTACGCTCATCATTCAAAGCATTGAAGTATCGCTTTACCAAACCACAAGGACCACATGAATCCTTGGTGAATAGAATAAATTTAGCTGTCATCGATCTCCTGCTTGACGGTTTTCAGAATAGTAAGAGTCAAAGGTTCCCTCAGGATAACGCTTAGATAACTTACGAATGTTAGTATCTAGCACCTCTTCCATGCTGATCTCAAGTGCTTGTGTTGCTTGGGCAACATACCACATGATGTCACCCAGTTCAATGATCAGGTGCTCTCGGTTGTCTT